GTCGCATGCTGGGAGAAATCCCTTTTTACGATCACGTCATCTCCATACACTAAGATGCTCTTCTGAGCATCCTTGTCCGGTGCCGATGCCCATAGTAACGCATAACAAGTTAACGCAAGGACGGGGAAGCATAAAGCTGACCCCATCGGAGCGTGCTTGCCAAGTGGAACTACGGTGCCATCAGGCAGCCGCGTACTCTGGCTCCTGACTGCTTCCAATACCCCAAGAAGGGGTTCAGGGAAGATCAGGCGAATAAGACCAAGAGATATCCTATCTGAGGCCTCAGCGAGGTCTAGAGTGGATAACGAATTATCGATACTGCCTTGTAAAGCAGCTTGACGGTTCGGTTCTTGGTCTGTGAAGTTGACACGGCCCTTAGTTAAAGGGTGACGCTCAACGTGCCTCACAAGGGCTCGGCTAATACCCTGCTGAATCCACTGTAGGTACAGCGGTTCGGCTGAGATAAGTCGAGGACCCCGAGAGTCTTTCGGTACAAGTATTACCTGTGCCGGAGACTCGATACTAGTAGTTGCCAAAAACTTTGGCAATTCATTACTCACATGACCCAAGTTAGTATAAAAATACTGATCCAAGGGAAAGTGTGCAAGCACCCTGTCCGGTACATTCCTAAAAACGTATTTGTTCCAGAGTTTCTCTTTAGTAGAGACGACTCCAGGACCATGCGCTGGAATGATATCATAAGGGTCGAACTTGCCTAGAACTTTCGAAAGGAATGTTCTAGCTCTTCGTAATACGCACGTCTGATAGACACCGATATGATTCGATGTCCAATCGGGACGGCGTTCGAGTTCGTCAAGCATCATAGCTAAACGAATGTTCTGCACACCAACCTCGCGTTCGGTAAGTAGGAACTTATCGATCACGGATTGGGTTTGGTCACTAGAGTATGGGAGCTTGTATTTGTACAATACATAACACAATGCTCTCACGCTGCGGACGTAGTCTGCACAAGGACTGGGAAGTACCTTGCCGGAATCGTCAGTCAGTTTGTCCAGAAGCTCCGATAGAATCGGAATTTCTGATAAGAACGGAAAATCCGTTCGAATGAGACGATCTGAACTGCCGGCTAAGAGCAAATCAAAGCTCTTGCCGATTCTGGGAAGCTCTTTCGTGAGAAAGAGCACAATACTCCCTGCGGTACTATATCGCTCGACTGTGTCGAGTGATGTTTGTAACGCTAGAGGTGTGTAAACCTCACCGTGCAACATATGCATGTCGCAAAGTAAGTTGGCGATGACCCTAACGGGTACATCTGCATCTTTTGTGATCATAAGATTACAGTAATGCACAACTCATCTACGATAACAAACGACAACCAGAAGAAAGGGGAGGAGTGCCTCGCGGCACCCCTCCTTGAAGTAACGCTTCTATTCGAGCAATAAGGGTGACAAATCCTTACTGCTTTACCGGAAGCGTTATAGGCATGTTCGGCGTGACGGTTTGACCGTCATAAGCCGAAGGACGCCCACTCTGGGAGGTCACGCAACCAACGACAAAGATTGCTATTACGGCAATCAGAGTAACTGTTAAGAAACAGTATTGAGTACGATTGATTAACTTTTTCATTAGGTTAATAATTTTACACATTTCTGCAGAGCCACCAAGACGAGCTTAAGAACCCATTTTAAAAGGTTCCGAGGCACAATCTTAGATGGTTTCACAGACTCTCGTTGATTAATGCATTAGCACCATTGCCACTACCGTCGAGTAATACCGTCGTTGCTGCACCAGTCGTGGCGCAGAACGATAGTATCATCGCGATAGCGTCCTTGAGTCCGTTATAGTCATCGGCCAACCCCAAAGGGTGGACGACGCTTAAACGGGCAATAGACGTTACCTTTTCGCCGTCAGAGTTCTCATTTGTAATGAGAGCTTCGACGACAGAACGGCGTGTGGCTTTGGTACCAGTGCCGCTTGTCTCATGTTTAATGGACAAGCGAACCGGGAGCCCGGCAGTTTCATTGAGCTTTTTAAACTCAGTGATCTGACCAGGTCCGGTTGACCGGCGTTCGAGTTCAATCTCGACGCCAGCGCGATCCTTTACTTCGTTTGTATTTAGTGTGTTGTTTAACATATTAGCCAATTCGATTGGCAAAACCATGCTTAACCGCATGGTAGTGTGTTAGATGACTTTATCTCACGCCACCTGAGTGTCCGTATCGGGGTTTGGCTTTTGATGCCATTAACGCCGATGCTAAGACGAATTCAGGGAACGTGGGATCGCTCCATGTAAGTGAGCGTATTATGTTAGGATCAAAGAATGATCTACAAAATGCAGATTCATACAATGTGCTAACAGGAGCTGTAACAGCGGATGGACCGTTTTGATTAACACGTATAAAAGTGCTAATCTGGCGTTCTATCTTAACTGAATACATACTCCTATATACAACCACATAAGGTTCGATGTTACGTAACTTCATTTGATTGAGCCACTGGGAAACTCTCAGTACCCAATCAACAACGAAGGACCACGGAATGGCGTTCCAGATAATTGCAGGGTTAAGGTTAACCCCTAGATAATCTAGCATACCATCCACGAGAGCTCTCTCTCGACTTATGCCCCGAAGGTCATAAGCGTAGTCGATTGTAACATTAAACTGAGCTTGTCTAATGTCGGTAACCCTACGAATAAGGTTTCCGCCATAGTAAGTACCGGGGATAGTCTTGGACTCATCCAAGCTAGTGAATTCTGTTAAAGGAATTCGCCAGTGTCCCGTGATGTACTTCAGCTCATTGCGATACAGCGTATCTAGCTGGTCTCGCACGTCCTCCAACGCCTTGTAAATATTAAAGACGTCTCGGACGAGTGGTTTGGCGTTAAACTCCTGTTGGAGAAAAACGTCAGCAACTGAACTAAGCGTCGCTCTCGCGAGCGACTTCTTCTTTGTTATAACAGCCTTTAAAAGGGCCGTTACGCTAAGAAGAGTTTTCTTAACTGTCTTCAAATCCTTCAATTCAATGAGGGAGTTGATTAAAGACAGTTTAGGCTTGATGCCAGGCATGAGTGCCTGGACAGCACGCGCGCATAGTTCATCGACATAGGCCGGCCTGTAAATGTTAGGCCGATCGGTCCAACGCACAATGGGCACCACTAACCCTGAGATAGGGAAAGAGGCTAACCCATAATGAGATGATCCGCCAATATCGTTCCAAGGAACCGACGGTAAGTCGTAGCTGTACGTATAATACTTAGCCGGATTCCCACTAAAGGGACCGACAGAGTATATTATTGGAGCCCTAGACAAGGTTGTTACCTTGCGATAGTGCTCGCATTCGTGCCACGAACCAGGTCCGTTCTCCGTCACAATAGATTCATAGCTAGCGTCATACGACGCTTGACTAGGATAAACTACAGTGCCGGGTCCGAGACCTCCGTATGCAGTAGGTGTTACAGCGTAAGCCGCAACTCCTGACTGCACTGTGTTTCTTGATAGTATTTGCATATAATGTAGGTGCAAGTTTTACACCTCAGGATGCCCCACAAGGG